GAACTTTTATTTCGATTTCCTGAGCATCCTCAGGAATGGCGGGCGGGATCGGTTCGTCGGTGATTGCTTCTTCTAACCGACGGAGAATATCAAGATCAGGGTTGCCCGTCGGGGCCGCCATCCCACTCCGATAATCTTCGTTCCCGGTCCACTTGCTCTACGCGCTGCGCCTGCGCGGTTGACGCCAACTTTCCCGTATTCACCAGATTTGTCAAGTAGCTTCTGAGTTCTCTGGCTGCACCGAGCATTCGGAAGGCTTCTTCCCGAAGCTCTACCTGACTCAGTTTGGAGTTACGCCACGCAGTCTCGTACTTCTGCTCTAGTGAGTTAAGTGCCTCATTTAACAGCTCATTTTCCAGTAACTGGTGGGCTTGCTTACCACGCAGAATTTCTTGATTTTCGTCCATGAGACCTCTGGGGGAAGGGGGAGTCTCTACTTACCGACTGCGCATTCTTTTTCTTCGTGTCGGAGCCTGTGGGTCGTCCGTCGTTTCTTCCGGAGCTTCAGTTTCCTCCGCCGGCTCGTCAGTAGCCGGTGTCGTTTCCTTGACGACCTGTCCGAACACCATGGCTTTGAGCTGATGAAGCGTGTTGCGCGGATCACTGCTCGCATTCTTCGCCAGGAATTGTTTCACGTCCTCAATCGTTGCCATTTTTCTTCGGCTCCTTCTTCTTTTCGGAGTCGCGCTTGGCGGCGATCCGTTCGTTGGCCTTCACCTGGGCGAGAGCGATCTTCTCCTGCGAGGCGATCTTCTCTCGTTCCAGTTTCATGTGTTCCTGCAGCTCCATCACGCGGAATTCCGACATCGCCTTCTTTTCAGCCATCGCGACTTGCAGCTTGTTCGCCTCCATCTCCAGCGTCTTCTGGTTGTCGTCGGATCGGCGCTTGGTCTCCATGATCTTGACCTGATCCTTGCCGTCGGGTTGCGGCGGCGGCGGAGGCTTGCCCTGCGGATCGGTGAAGAAGCGCTCGGGATTCGGGAGCTGCATCGCTTCGGCCATTTCTACGCCGGCTTGATAGATGTTGTCCGGCGAAACCACATTGACGAGGCCCGCCATCGCAGCGGCTTGTTGCACCTGGAGCATCTGCATCAGGTACGCGATGCGCTCGCCGGCCTGACCGACGCCGAGTCCGACCTGGACTTCGACATCCATGTCCGCGTTCCAGGTGGACGGATCGACTTCGATCCACTGGCCGCGCAGCTTGATGACCCGATCCTTGACGGGCGATTCGATCATCAGCCGAAGCAACTTCTTGAACAGGTCCTTGACGCCCGTTTCGGCGAAGATGCGGGCGATCATCTCCACGCGGGCGTAGGCGGCGCTCATGACCTGGGACACGCCCGTCGCGGTCTGATTGCGGAAGGTGGAAGCGTCCAGGCCCTGGTTGTGCATCCCCGCGCCGGTTCGCATCTGCCGCACATTTTCCAGAAAGTCCAGCAGGGTGTAGGACGCCTGATTGAAGGGCTGGGTGGGGAGGGGATTCACCATTCCTGGGGCGGTGACCCGAACGACACCACCTGGGCGGCTGGTGAGGAGATCGTCGATCTCCACAGCCCCCTCCACCACCTCATAGCGACCGTTGTTGACCAGATACATATTGTCCAGCATCTGGCGCAAGAGCGTAGAGCGGATGAGCTGCAGATCGGCGGTCTGGTCCGCAACCGACAGTCCGTGGAACCGGTGCGGCATCGGGATCGGCGTGATGGACGAGAAGGGCTGCCAGTTGATCTCTTCGTCGTCCAGGATCGTGATGTTCGACTCTCCGACCACCGTGATCTTGCGCAGCTCCGAGTAGCCGTCGCCGTCCTCGTCGATCCGGACGTAGCATTCCGTGATCCAGATTTCGCGGCTGGCCGGGTCGGAGCGCTCAGAGGTCGAAAGCGGCGAGGTCTCATCGTACGAGAACCGTTCCGTGCGCCCCTCCGTGAACTCGGGCATCTCGTCCGAGGGTAGATTTTCCACGAGGTCTCGGTCGTAACCGAGCGCGATCAAATCAGAAACTGTCACTTTCTTGCGGTGCGCACAGAACCCGATGCGGTCGTTGAGTTCGATGGCGCGGCGAGCGATCAGGAATTCCTCGGGCGGCACGATGTCGATCTTGATCTGCCCGACCGGAATCTTCTGGCGAACCACGAGGTCATAGAACTTGACCACGTTGGGCAGGCCCGTTTCCGGATTCGTGCCCAGTGTCTTTTCTTTCTCTTCGAACCCGATGGCTTCCAGGCGTCCGTCTTGGAGTAGAGCTGTCGCGCCCTCCATCGTGAGCCCACGGTAGGTCTCCACTTTCGGTTCGACGCGCTCTTCGAAATAGGCTTTCGTAACGCCGTTCTTTTCCAGCAGCGCGTCCTTGAACCAATCGTGCAGCACCTGGAATCCGCGCTGCTCGTCCATGAAGACCTTGTTGACGTACTCGGTGGCCTGATCGGCGGCCTCTTCGTCGCCGGGTCCGCGTGGCAGGTAGCGCACGACATAGCGACCGCCCGTGAACATGCGCATGAGCGACGGCATGATCCATTCGATCGTGTCGGCGACGTCGGTGAGAATGACCTTGGAGCGCCCTTCGACTTCGTTGCCGAAGTCGCGGCCGTAGTAGTACCGCAGGGCGAGTCGCCGTTCGGCGGAGATCTGCGAGCCGAGTCCACCCAGCGCGTCGTCGATCTCTCGCGACAGGATGGCCTTGATCTCGTTTTCGGTCAGGGGGTCGATTTCGCGGTTGGCGGTAACGGGGTGAACATCCAGCGCATCATCATAGATGTCGCCGGCTTCGATCAGCGGCGGTGAAGCCATGGCTTACGTCCCCTTTGGCTGCCTTCCAAGCTCCAGCTTATCCAGGGTCTCCGGCAGCGGCGTTTGGGGGACGACCACGCCGCCATCGCTCAACCCGTGGCGTTCAATATGCGCCACGGATTTTCTCAAAGTATTGACCGCCTTCTCCAGCTTGTCCAGCCTCTCCTCCGCTTCCTTGCGCTTGGCGATCAGGTCTCGGATCTGCATTTCGTGTTTGATCGACATGGCTTCTCCTAGACAATCGCGAGCTTGGGGTAGAGGACATCGACTGGTTTGCGGAATTCCCGCAAGCCCACCGCGAGCGTGCGGAGGGCGTCTGCGGGGTGGCTGGCCCAGTTGTGCAGGGGTTTGTCGCGGAATAGGGCCTCTCCGTCAATGCCCTCTTCGTCCAGGATGCGCTCTTTGGTGTACTGGCGCAGCCCTTCGATGCCCGTTTCGCAGCGCTCTTCGTCGATCCAGACCTTCGGCAGCAGGAAGCGCACCGCATTGATGCCATCGGCCAGGGGCATCTTGGGCACGACCCGCATGTTCAGGCCGAGTTTGCGGGCCATCTCTATCCGGCTTTTTCCAGAACCCAGTTCCCGAACCGTCGCATCATGCGGGACCAGATGCTCTTTGTACGCGTACGGCTTCTCGGATAGCACTTTCGCATAGTGGTCCAGCCCAACTCCGGAGGCTTGGTAGTAGTCGATGAGTCGGTGTTCGTGTCCGACGAGCTGGTGGAACCAAATGGAGGTGTAGTCTGCGACCCCCAGGTCCCAAGCGGTGGTAACCGGTCTTTCGGGTTCATATGGAATCTTCCCTATGCGTTTTTCTTCCGTCATGGTGCTCATCAGGTCGCCGTAGTAGGCCCCGACCAGGGGTGCGTCGAACGAGCAGTAGAATTCCTGCTGCACCAATTCTTCCGGCATTCCGGCGGCGCGTTCGTCTTCGACCGCCGACATCGGAATGGCATGGGTCATGTCCACGCTCAGCTTTTCGGCAAACCAGCCTTCGGTTTCCTGCGCCATGTTGAAGGTACGATAGCCGTGGTTCCGTCCGCGTGGCGTGTAAATAAACACAGCCCACCCGCCGTTTTCAGCCAGAATGGGTCGGATGAACTCCCAGACCCGAGGCGGCATAACGGACCATTCGGAGAAGATGATGCCGATGGGGTTTGCGCCGACGAGTCGGTCCGGGTCATCGGCACCAATGACCTGATAAACCGAGCCGTTCGCGAACCACATGGCCATCTCATCGTCACGTTTACGTGTTACGAGATTTCCGGGTCCGGCGTTGTTTCCGTCAGGGAAGTGGTCCAGGAAGGCCCGACCGTCACGCGTACGGCCTTCCCATACCACCTTGCGACCCTGACGGTAGGTCGGTAGGACGTGCCAGTAGAGTCCCACCCTTTGGAAGATCTGGCTCGCTGTCCAGTTGATAGCGAATAGGTCTTTACCGGCGCGTCGGTGCCAGACCAGACAGGCCCTTTTGGTGCCTGTTTCAAGCGCTTCCCACGCAGCCCTTTGGTAATCACGTGGCCTCCAATCTAGGGGAAGAGTGATCTCCACCTACACGGTTCTCCCAGAGCAAGTCACGAAGACGATTTGTAAGAGCGTCACGAAGACGACACAGTAGATCGCATAGGCGACGTACTTCGCCAGATGGCTCTTCTTCGGTTCGACAGTATCGACTTCCGGTGGAAGCGGAAGGATGTCGCTGTAGAGGTGCCCGGTAAAGACGTCCTGTCTCTTGGCCTGACACTCCATGCAGCGGCAATTTGGGCAGTAGGCCATTTCGCGTGCGATGCGAGATTGTGCCGCCATCGCGGAGATGGCGGTGGCGGTCGGAGCGCTTTGGCTGAATTCAGGGACGCCCATCATTCGACTCCCTCCACGGGCCAGCCTCTTGGGCTGAGCGCCCTACACAGAAACTCCTGGCACAATTTCGGCATGGCGGGTGTGTTGTAGACGAGACAGGTCTTCTCTTCTGACAGGTGCATACAGACCTTGTCGATCTTGGCGAACCACTTCCCGCCGAGCAGATCGACGTTGATTCCGTGGTATGCGGCCCATCTCGCGTGGTCGTCGTCCTTGAGGGGGAGCAGCACGTACTCACAGCATTTTCCGCAGTCCGTACAGTCCGTTCTCACTAAAAGTGCTCCCGGAACCACTTCTCGGCTTGTCCCATTTCCATGCCGGGGTCCGATTCAGCACCCATACAGTCTTCGGGGTCGATTTCGCCGCGAAGCGGCGATGACGGCTCAAATCTTCCCTCTTCCGCACAGGGGAGCAGTTCGCGGATGGCATCGCGGATGTGGGTGAAGTCGTTGATCGCGGTGCTGATGTTGTTGTACTGGCCGGTGGCGGCAGTTGTTTCTGCGGGCACCCAGAAGTATTCGGTGGTGGTGTTGCAGTCGGTGGTGATGATGAGGTTGCTGTGGGTGCTGGTGGTGTTGAAGTTGGTGATATTGAACGCGCCTGGGGCTGTTTCGATGTAGCAGTGGATCGCATTGGAGGCGTAGTCTGGGTTTTCGTTGGATTGCGTATCAAACCAGAGACACGCGATCGGGTAGCCTTGACTCATGATGCATTCTCCTGCAGTTCGGGTTCGTATT